GTCTGAAGGCCATTGGTATGAAACCCATCTATGATGTTCCTGCAAATAACAACCCACTCCCCTGGACACAACACTGGATCTCCTCTAAGGGTCTTCAGGTTGCGCCACAGGAAACTGAGGTGGAGTCCTATGTGGTTGGTGGTATCAAACAAGATGTTAAGAAGGATACTTTCAGTGGATTCAAACTCTGATTGGAGATTCAAACTCCTTGCAGATCCTAAGTTCCCTTTGACAGAGGCCCAAATGCGGGTCCTGTCAAAGGGACCTTCTGGTTTATCGGAAGCTTGGATTTTACAAGCTTTAAAATATAAATATCACATAGGGAAACTTGTAGACAGATGAAGACCTTTAAACAATTTAATGAAGAAATTACTGCCAGAGGTGTTGGGGCGGGCCTCAGGCGGGGTATTGATCAAGCTATTGGTGGAACCTATAACTTTGGAAAGGGATTCTTCACAGGGAAGGCAGGGACCAAACGAGGATCTGCACAACACCGTGGATCTCAATTAAGAAGACTTGGTGATCGTGCGGCCGAGTATACAGTGAATACTGCTATACAGAATAAACAGAGGGACTATCGAACGGCAGGTGACTTCCTTAAGGGATTAGCCACAGGTGATTCAGATGCAGGTGGTTCTGGATCAGGTTCTGGATCAGGTTCTGGATCATCAGGTGCAGGTGGTTCTAGATCAGGTTCTGGATCATCAGGTGCTAGAACTCCTGCACCAAAACCTGCAGCAAAACCATTTGTAAAACAAACTGGTGATAAGGCAAAGGATCAGGCAACTTGGGCAAAGGAAAATCCAACTGCTGTTGCTTCGGAGAAGAAGAGGAAAGCATCGTTTAATCCTTTGATGGATAGAACCTTTGGTTATCAAAGGGGAGGACTTCCATTAAAAAGAAGTGTAACAACTGAAGGATGATAGAAGGGGGCCTTGACCCCCTTTCTTTTTGTCTGTAGAATAACTCTGCCAGGGTTCAAGAGACAAGCTATAAATATCTCTAAGATCATTAGAGATTATGGCTGAGGTAGATTATGAGAACCCCTGGATTTTTAAGGAATCACCTTTTCTATCTGAGGACATTGGTGATTATTTCGGTTTTGTCTATCGGATCACAAATCTTCAGAACGGAAGACAATACCTGGGACGCAAATACTTTTGGTCCTTCCGAAAGCCTAGAGGTAAGAGTCGGAGAGTTCGAAGTGAGAGTGACTGGAAGAAATACTACGGCTCAAGTGATGAACTTAATAGAGAAAGAGCTGAAATCGGGAACTCTTGTTTTAAACGAGAGATACTGAGCCTTCATGAAACAAAAGGTTGGGTGAACTTCGAAGAGACCCGACAGTTGTTCATAAATAATGTATTGACAGAGGCCTTGACAGACGGGTCTCCTGCGTTTTACAATTCAAATATTCTGGGCCGTTACATGCGGAAGGACTACTATGATCGATCCCATCGAGAACAGTCCAGAGGACATCAAAACGATGGAGATACTGATTGATGGCGTTTGCCAGTGGTCAGTCTCCAGAATGAACTTGTTGACAGAACAGGATCAAATCGACAACGCAACATCAATTTATTATGAGTTTGCTGAATGGTTAGATCCAGATTCCGAAAACGAAGTTGTTGCCATTGATGACATGGCATTTGAGCCACACTCCGAGGTGGATGACGAACCTAGTTGATTTAATGATTAAAAAATTACTCCCAGCACTCCTTGCTGTTCCTGCTGCAGCTGCATGTGCATATCCTTCAATCTCTGAGATCAACGATCCTCCAAAAGTTGTAGAGATTAAGGTTGTAGAAAAGAACTGGAAGTGTCCTGGGTGTAATCCCAACGAACAGTACGTTCTAGGACAACTTCAAGAACGCACAAAGATTCGTGACAGGAACGCCCTGGCCACAATCATGGGTAATATCAAGTCTGAGTCCAACTTCCATGCAAACATCTGTGAGGGAGGTGCCAGAGTCCCCTATGAGAGGTGTTACAGGGGTGGTTATGGTTTGATTCAATGGACCACTACCGCACGTTACAGGGGTCTAGGAACCTTTGCCAGGCGATTCAACTGCAACCCCAGTACGATTGAGTGCCAGACCCGTTACATGATCAATGAGAACCAATTCCAAAAGGTTCTCCCTGAGTTCGAAGGTTATGGCCAACCAGTCCATCAATACATGGTTGGTGCCTACTATTGGTTAGGTTGGGGAATCAAAGGCTATCGTGAACAGTACGCCTATCAGTACACAAAAAAACTGGTCTGGGCTTGACGGGTTTGACCCCCAACCTGTATAATATGGGGGTCCACAAGTCTCAGTAGCTCAGTTGGATAGAGCATCTGCCTTCTAAGCAGTTGGTCGGGGGTTCAAGTCCCTCCTGAGACGTTCCTAAATAGGTTCAGGTTGAACAAGGTATTATGCTTTCGACCCAGTACCGACTCCGTTTGGAGTTCATCTGCTCACGAATTGTAAGTGGAGAAGAAGTTAAGTTAGAAGATATGATCTGGGCAGATAAATTGGCGAAAGCAAATGGTTCTGCAAGAGAAATGCTTCGTAGGGCTCGTAGAGAGTCCCTAAATCCTGCAGAACCAGGAACCTTAGATGACTTCATGAACAAAATGGACCTGGGAGATCCAGATCCATCGAACCACAAATCAAGTTTTGATAGTGTGGATGAGATTGTCGAATGGTTTAAACAAGATAAACCAGACGACTGGAGACAAAGAGACTAGAGCCACTTTGCAGGGAACCAACCCTTAATACCTTTGGCCTGTTTTTCAAACTCTTCCAGTTTTGCAATACGGGCTTCAAGTTCTGCAAACTTTTCTTCTGAAATCTTGTCGTACTTGGACAGATAAACGTCCTCAGTAATTTCAACTGCAGGAGTTTCTTCTTGTACTACAGGAGCAACTTCAGCAGAGGATCTTCTTCTTCTTGTGGCCATAATTGAAAATAGTATCTCGTCTATTTATTTGGAGCTTGCCTCCAGTAAAAACCTCATATATAATTACTCCATATTCCCCTGTGGCGCAGCGGTAGCGCAGTTGACTGTTAATCAATGGGTCGCAAGTTCGAATCTTGCCGGGGGAGTTGGGTGGTCGCATTTATGCGAGTGGGAGTACCTACCACCCTTTCGGGCGATTAACTCAGCGGTAGAGTGCCTCCTTTACACGGAGTAGGTCGGCGGTTCGAATCCGTCATCGCCCATGCAGTTACAATTCAATACCATGGCTACTGTAAGATGCAAACAATGCAATAAAGAACTCACAAGTTCCTCAAAATTTCAAACGTGTGGTTGCCCCAACATGACATCAGTTCATGGGGACAATATCACTGCGGTTGACCTTAGTAAAGTAGTGTTAACCAAAACGGAAAACACTGTAAATAAACACGGGGCCCTGTCCAATCAGGACTTACAATACCAAGAGGACAGACGGAAACGTAAGGTCCGCAAACTTGACTTTGAGGAACGATGATCAACCTGCACCAGAAGTTCAATCACTATCTGAATACTGAGAAACTCTTGGATCTTCGTGATGTGAATGAACGTCTGATCAGTTACGGCTGGGTAGATGATGGTTCAAACCTCACTGGCTATTATGTCTTGACAGAGAACTACGAACTGGTGTATAATCTCAAAGAAGAATTCCAATACAAGGTTCCTCGAAAGTCCCTTGCTTCCACAAGGAAAGGTGGTCGAGTGGTTTAAGGCTCTAGTCTTGAAAACTAGCGAGGTGAAAGCCTCCGTGGGTTCGAATCCCACCCTTTCCGTTTCTAAATAGGTCAAGTCTATTTTGACCAATGAAAATCTTTTTAGATACAGCAGACCTGAAGGTGGTTAAGTACCACCTTGAAACGGGTCTAATTGATGGTGTAACAACCAACCCCAGTCTTATTCTTAAGTCTGGTGCTCAGTTAACAGACCGTATCAAGGAACTTGCAGACATTGGAGTTCCTGATATTAGTGCAGAAGTTGTGGGTGAGACATCTGAAGAGATGTTATCCATGGCTGAAAGTCTCTATAGTATCAGTCCACAAGTAACAATCAAGGTTCCTTGCACCAAGGAAGGTCTTAAGGTCTGTAAATTCTTGAGTGATAGAGGAATCAGAGTGAATGTGACTCTGATCTTTAGTGTGTCACAGGCAATTCTTGCAGCCAATGCTGGTGCAACTTATGTCTCTCCCTTTATTGGAAGACTAGATGATCAGAGACTTGGTGGAGTTGATCTGGTCAAAAAGATTGCATCAGTCTATAGAGAACACCTTGCAAGAACTCAGGTACTTGCAGCTTCAACCAGAAGTGTTTATGATGTAGAAAAGGCCTTTGAGGTAGGTGCTGACGTGGTTACCATGCCTCCTTCTATCTTTGAAAAAATGTATGACCATGATCTCACAACAAAAGGAATCCAAATCTTCAACTCTGACTGGAAGGCCGCCATCTCAGCCACAACAGACCAGCCAGAATAGTGTCCTCACCACCTCTCCAGAGGACTTGACCGACGACTACCTGTCGGTGTATACTACACATAACGACGCGAGTTGATCGGTCGTTACCAATTCACATTCACTACAATGTCTCTCGTACAAAAGTTCAAAAAGAACGTCTCTCTCCTCTCTCAGGCTGCAGAGGGAACTATTGATCTCGATTACAAGAATCCTAAACTGTATAAAAAAATCCTTCGTTATTATGAGGATCAAGGTGTCGAGTTGTATGATGATCCTTACGATACTTATGAGTTGATCATTGATCTCCTCAAAGAGGATCTTGTTACTGAAGGTGTGAATGCATGAATATAGTTCTAGAACGTGGTGATGTTCGTTTTACTGAACATGGTCACCTAGAGAATGGAGTCCTTGATTGTAGGATGCAAGTTCTAGAACCTTGGGCCCATTCAACCCGTTGGAAAGATGCATATCTTTTCGATAATCAAGACCAAATGTTACTCGCAATAGAGGACATTGAATATTCTAAGTGGTTACTAGGTCGTCCTGCATATCGTAAGTGGGACTGATAACAGAGGGGTGGTATATCCACCCCTTTTGTTGTATAATAAATAAATCGATTCATTTATGACACTGATGAAAACTGCATTAGTTCTTGGGGCTGGAGGATTTATCGGCTCCTGGATGGTCAAACGACTAAAGGAAGAAGGATACTGGGTCCGTGGTGTGGACCTGAAACATCCTGAGTTCTCCCGTCACCAAGCCGATGAGTTTGTCATTGGTGATTTAAGAGACAAGAGTTTTGTCAACCGCGTAGTTGAGTACAAGGGAACTCTGGGTAACTTCTACAATCAAGTTCCCTACAAGATGATTGATGGATTTGATGAGGTCTATCAATTTGCTGCCGATATGGGTGGTGCTGGTTTCGTATTCTCTGGTGAGAATGATGCGGAGATCATGCACAACTCTGCCACCATCAACCTGAATGTTCTTGATGCAATTGTCAAGAATAAGGCCATGGGTCGTAAGACTCCTAAGATTTTCTATTCATCTTCTGCATGTGCCTACCCTGCACATGTCCAAGAAGATCCAAATAATCCTGGTCTCCGTGAAGAAGATGCATATCCCGCCAATCCTGACAGTGAATACGGATGGGAAAAACTCTTTAGTGAGAGACTATATCTTACCTACGCTCGCAACCATGG